GATACATCAAGAAAACCGCTCGAACCATTAAACAGAAGTCTGGTAAAATAAAGCCATGAAGAAGCGTAAGATAAGATTATTTGGTGTTCCCACGACAGCTTATATCACCTCAGACGGCACCCAGACCATGACTTATACGGCTTGACTGTTCGTGGTAAAATAGAACTAGTGTCAAACCTATAGGGTCGCTTGTGCTTAGCCGAGTGATCTCTTTGCGGAAGTCCTATAGGGAGCCATACCTATCCTTACGAGGTGGCACTTTAGACTCATGTAATTAAAGGACAATAGGGCATAACTCAGTACCGACCAGCCCACCCATAAAAGAAATTGATTTTAATTTAGCTTACGAACCCTTAATCGGCGATTATTACAAGCGACTGAGGGATAACTCTGTCTGTAAGCTACGCAGAACCCGCTTAAAACAGACTTTGGTACAGGAAAGGCAACTTAAGGCTTTGGTGGGTAAAGGCTTGCTACAGGGCTTCTACGGCCTTGTGACGCTAATATATTACTTCGTCCTGCCCCAAATAAAGGCTCTTCTCTTTATAATCTCGGTCTACGAAAAAGCCAAGCCAAGAGTATCAATCCTAGGCAGACGATTATATAAATGGTCGCTGGCTCGAATTTCATAGTTGTTCATTTTCCAATTCGTAAATTCTAGCTTTCACCCACTCAACATATCTTTCCAAGTCAGGTAATTCTCTTTTTAGCTTATTGATTTCAGTTTCATAGGGGGCGTTATCTTCGGGAGTTGTAATATTTACTTCACTCATTGCACTACCTGCCACACCAAGAACGCCACGATAATAAATTGCAGGATATTGCCGATAATACCCGTAGCTGTGCGGATACGTTCATTACGCAATCTGTTCGTTAAAAGTTTCATAATCTATATTTAAGACGCACTCTGTTGGTATGCACAAGGCATCGCCAACATCATCGTTACCCTCTTGGACGCTTTGGACAAGAATGACCGCCACTTCATCTTTGACCAGCAGATAGCCCAGGGATTTGCATAACTGGGGTAGCAATTCTTTGGCTGCTTCGAGGGTTATCCAACCCGCTTCGCTGTTGGCATCGTGCCAGGTCACCTCCACACGACTATATTCCATATATTCCTTTCCAGGTTAATTACCTGAGAGGGAGCTGGCGATAAAGTTGAGAGACTTTTGTGAGATGGAGTTTGTTAAAGGAGCTAAATTGTGCGAGTGAGAGGCCAACTCCCTCTTAAATAATTAACGCTTGGTCATGCTGGCCTCCTAATATGCTCGCTTTTAATTAGAGTTTCAGATTGGACTTCACCGTTCCCAACAACTAAAAATCGTTGAGAGGCTGGTGCGGGTGCTCTTGTACCAGCTAGGGAGAAATCATCTTTACCCTTGAGAGCGCCATTCCCATAGTAGCTACCTTCGCCTATGCTCAAAATTACAGGAACGTGAAAGTGATGAACGAGCATATCGTCAAACTCACCAACAGTCTCCCCTATGGTTTTCCATTTCATAAACTCTTTCCACATACCATAGAAAGCCAAAGACATAGAGTTCTGTTGTTTTATGGTGTCACCATGTAGGACCATGAACTTGCGCTCTTCTACATTTATAATTGTCCAGAAACTCTCAGGCGTGTGAAAGTTCAGGTTGGGTTGGTTGACTCCTTTGGCTTCCAGCATCTTGTAAAGCATATAATCCAAGGACTCAATCTGTTTGCGGTTATAAAATGGCACGCGGTACATTCTTGGATGGTTACCCGATACGCCAACAAAATTAACTTCTGGGAAGGCTTGGCAAAGTTTTTCTAACCCGCCATACATCATCTCGGCGCAGTCCAGGGTTTGTTCAATAGGCATAATTTCATTAGACCGGGACAGGTCGTCATGGATGTCGCCGGAAATCATATCGCCGCCGCCAATAACCCAAATAGACGAAATCTTATGTTCCTTGCCTAAACGGATGGCTTCATTAACGGTGTAGTCAAAACGTTCTCTGGCTATTTCTGGGCTGTACTCGGCCACCCCTCCAGTGCTTCTAGCCGTAACCAGTTCTCCGTAGTGGACATCACCGACATCCAAGATGCCAGCAGTCCGCAGGACACCCTTACCGAGTTTCCTTAGTCTGGCTACAGGTACTTCTGGGCGGGCGGTCACTGATTCACGGATGGCCAGAGCGATAACTGACTCTTCGGCGTCACCTCTCGCGCTGTCCCGTAACATCTTCTCGACTAGGGATAGCCGTTTTTTGAGCCTCTCAACCTCTCCTAGCTCTTCAAAAGTTTGTTCCGGCTGTTTCTCCATTACCCCTCCTTCGGTATGTACAAAGTACCGTTAGGCTCTTCGTCTTTTTTTAGTTCCCAATCAATAAAAGCCTCTTCTTCTTGCTCAGAAGGCATAAAGTCCACCAACACATCTGGAGTCCAGCCAGCCTGTGACACGAAACTACCCTTCTCACGGTTGGCATGGTGCAGGTCATGGCGGCGTTTGTCAGTCAAGGTAAAACCGGCCATCCAGTCCACCAATTCCTGTTGGCCGAAGACTCTCGTCCAGCCCTCGTTTCCTTGGTCGTCTATCCGGGTGAAGCCGACATAATCACAGTAGTCTTTTTTCCAAAACAATTGTACGGCCAATAAGCCGATATTCTGGGCTTCCTTCTGGAAGTTTTTGCGCTTACGCAGTTCCTTACGCTGGGCCTCATTCCTGACAAGATAATGGGGGGTGTTTTGGTCACCTTCGGTAATAGAAATCTCGTAGGGCTTCCACCTCTTTTCGCTCATGGCCGCCTCCCCTCTAATTCACGGTGTAAGCGTTCCTGTTCAACGCAGTATTCCATAACTTCTATGGTTGGTTTGGGTGGGCCGTTGGGGTTGACCCTATGTAATTCCATCTCCACGAACCGGCACATCTCTATTTTGTTAGAAGGTAGTTTCCGATATTCCTGCTCTAAAGGAGTAGTGTACTTACTGCCTGGATAAGCAGTATGATGGCGGACGAGGTAATGTTCTTCTAGGGGACACTCCTTTTGCCATTTTTTAGGGCACTTCTCCACATCAGCCCTTTCTAAAGCGTGTTTTTAACAAACTTGGTAGCTTTGTGGGCTAAACCAATACCAAAGACAACTTCGAGGACGTTGACAACTTGTTGGTCATAGCCAACCCAGCCATTGTTCACGGCTATCATGTAGACCGTAAATAGGAACGCACCGGCGTAAGTTTTCTTACCGTTCAAGACGTCCCAGACTTTTTTTAGGTAGCTCATATATTTCCTTTCTATTAATTAACTTTGTAAATACCAGGGTTAAGAACTTCTACCACGGAATTGTCCAGCACATACAGCGTCACGGAATAAATCAAATCTTTCCAGACGTTATCAGCTCCGGCCGCCCAGCCGTCATTGCCCGTACCGGTTGTCCAGTAGGCTATGTCATTGGCGTTAGGTTTGTGGCCGGGCCATCCCGTCCGTAGATTAAAGTTTTCTAGGTCGCCTTTGTTCGGGAACATAATATTGCCTCCTTCGCTTAAATATTTTTCTAAATCAATGTATTGGCCCTCAATTTTCAGTTCATCATGCAGGTGGGGGCCGCTGGAAAAACCGGTGTTACCCGATAAACCTATCGCTTGCCCCTCGGCAACCGTTTGGCCACTCTTAACGTCTATGCGGTTCATATGGCAGGTTTTACGCTGTTTATCGTCTTTAGTGATTACAACTTCTTTACCCCTACCAGTGCGTATGTTAGAGCTGCGGTCATAAATATTTACTCTGCCACCCATACCAGCTACTAAAGGCGTATTGGCGGGCAGCCCATAATCTGTTCCTGGGTGTCGAGAACCTGGGTAAGTAGAATAAGCGGGGTCAACAACCCCGAACTTACGGGTGACGAAGTAGCTACCGTTAAAACTTAGACGCATCAACCGCCCCATTTATTAATAGCTATCTGAGCCAAGACAACGACTATGGCTATGGCACCAGAGGCGTAAGCCAAGCGCAGATTGATTTTGGTTATCTTAGCGTCTAGGTTACTTAAAGTCGTAGGAATATGGTTAGTGACAGCTTCTTTCACATACTTCATGTCGGTTTCTAAAATAGCCAAACGTTCAATTTCTAGTTTTGTCAATTTATACTCCTGAGACATACTGCCATTTATATCCACCAGAGGTTAAAGTTCTGCCTGCCAGCGTATTCATTATTCCGGTTCTAGTGATGCCCGTTTCTTGACTAGCTTCTGTTATTGAATGATAGATAGATAACTGATTCCCCTTGCTGTTGAATTGAGCAACCATTCGATTTCGCCATGTAGCAGGAATACCCCTACGATTTTGAGAAATACGTTTTCTCTGTGCATCGGTAAAATCCATCTTTCGATGGCACGAAGGACACAGTTGTTTCCAATCAGATATATCTCGTTTATATTCACGACTTAAGTTAGACCATTCAAAACGTTTACCAATGTGAATGGGGCTGTTCTCACAATAGTTAGCTTTCCCAAAGTTCTTATACAACCATTTATGAGTCGCAGCTACTCCTGGTATATATTGAGCCTTAATTTTATTCTCGGCCGTTAAATATACTAGTTTTGTCATAATCATTTCTTCTTTTTCTTGGGTCTTATCTTTGAACCATATTTTTTACTCCACCGTTTAGCCAAAGTGGGTTTTTTAGCATATAGAAACCGGCGTTGTTTAGTACTACGGAATGGAGGGCTCATATCATCCTTTCTCGAATTTGCTGGGCTATTTGCCCAATAGTCCGATTATAAAAATGTTCATTACAAAGCACAATACTCTGTCCATTAATAGAACGAGTCAGGTTGCCCCACTTACCACAGAAAATACACGGTTCAGAGTTAGGGGTGGGTTTGACACCTTGCTCCCCTACTACATTATCTTTCGTTAAATCTTGTAGTACGTCTTCTGGTACATCTTTAACACTTACTAGTCTGCCGTCTTTCAGGTAACGCTTTCCGGCTTTTCCTTGAATTAATTTGTATTCGCTCATCGTTTACCTCCTTTATGGTACAAGTTGTAGCTCCCTAGAACTTTTTTTAAGCCGACTTCTGATAGCTTTGACTCTAGTTCTGGGATTGATTTTACTTTCTTGATAAGTTCTTTTGAGGTCATCTGTCGCATACTGACCGTATTGTTCACCCCATTTATCCAAAGCTTGAGCCAACTGTTCATTATAATCATCGGCTATTTTCTGTGCCTCC